TCCTGGTCGAAACGCAGCACCTCGTCCGTGCTCGCCGACAGGTCACCGCTGAAAGCCGTATCGGGCATGCCGAACATGCGACCGATGTTCTGGAGGGCGCCGTCGATGCCGTTGATCGCCAGCGACATCGAGACCCGCGAGATCCCGGTGTCTTCCTCCATCTTCGACTGAGAACTGAACAGGTCGACCGAGGTCACGTTCATCTGGATCTCGACCGCCTCTTCCGCCGTCTTGCCCCACGGGACATCGACCGGACCGGCCGCGACGTGACCAACCTCGGAGTGCCCGCGCGTGAAAGCGTTCGCTGCTGCCGCCATTATCGCCTCGCTGTCAGACTGTGGAACGAACCGAAGCCATCGCCACCCGTGCGTCGGCCAACTCTGCTGCTCGCCTCAGTGTTGCGTCGTCCGGAATGAACGCGTGGTAGTTCGCACTCGGTCGCTGGATCTCCTCGTGCAGTCGCGACCACGGACCTTCCCAATAGACCGCCCATTCCTCCCATCGTTGACCGAGTCGCTTGCGCAATCGCAGTGGCCCGATGACGACCTCTCGCCCCTCCGGTGGATCCTTCGTCACCAGGATCAAGACGCGCGCGTGGCCCGGCCGCTGGTGGATCGACTCCGCCTGCTGCATCACGACCGCGAACGCACCATCCTCGAGCTCGAGGATTCGCTTCGGCCTGCGGCGGATCACGTCGCGGAGCGGTCTCATGCGGCCGCTACCTGCCAGAGCCGGCGGCGCCGGATGAGGCGACTCGGTGGATCGGAGCCCTCGAGACACACGCTCGAGACGTAAATTCCGCGCGCCGTGTCGAACCACGTCGCCGCGTTCTCGTCCGGGTAGAGCAGTGCCAGCATCTGGTCATCGATCGCGTTCACGGTTGCGAGTCCGCGATCCGGGTCGGCCGCGTCCGCCGGTATGTCCCAGGTCTCGCTCGCGATGATCACGTACTCCGGATCCGCCGAGCGTGGCACAATCGCCGTCGTCATCCACGTGACGCGCGGCAGGTCGTCCCGACTCGGCTTCAGGAGCAACTCGTCGGGCCAGCCGTGTACGAGCCGGACCGTGCCATCGGAATCCAGCCCCACGAGGCTCTCGAACGTGGCGTCGCCTGCGAGCCGATCCACCCACGCGAGCGTGAGGTTGCCGAGCGATGCGTTGACCGGGCTCATCCGAACTCGTCATCGGTTTCCTCGAGCTCGCCCTGCCAGCCGCCGCGCGTTTCCACATTCCAGGCGTTCCGAACGAGAAAGCGCCGACCGTTGAGCGCGGTGTTGACGTCGCTGGTCACCAGCGCGCCGTCGTCCTGCTGAAGATCGAGGCCCTCGTTGCCGAAGCCGGCCCAGACCGATCCGCCCATTCGCCCGAATTGCTCGCGCGCAACCGACCCCGTCTTCAACTGCAGATCGAACGGCACGTCCGTCGCGAGCGATGTGTAGCTCCGGCGATGCTCGCGATACGCGGTCTTCCCGCCGGCCGACGGCCGGAAGATCGAGATGCGGAGCGGAGCGTACCGGAGCGTCATGCGTCACTTGTTCGTGCGTCGCCGCGTCCGGCGCGTGGTCGGCTCCGGCTTCGGCTCGGCCGCGGCCGGCGGCGCGGGTGGTTCGTCGATCGGTTCGCGCACGGCCGGCAGCTCAGCCTCGACAGGCCGGCTGACGACCTCTTCGATTAGCCGCGCGCGACGACGCTGCAGCAGAGCCAGCGCATCCGCTCGACGCATCGGTACTGGTATGTCGAGGTGGTCGGGCCCGTACACCACGCCCTGCCACACGACGTTCGCCGTGAACCGGACTTGCACCTGATCGGTCGACTTGTCCGGAACCGATGTCAGTGTCACTGCAACCTCCCTGTTTCGTGATCCGCCGAGGCCCGGTCCCACCGAAGCGGGACCGGGTTTCAGTCAGACGGCTCAGGAGAGCTGGAGATTCGTCCCGATGCAGAATGCCTCGGGGTAGCGAACGGCCGCGTCCGCGATCAGGAAGGTCGTGATCACGATGAGCCCCTGGCCGGCGAGCGTGTACGGGTCGACGATCAGTTCCATCGCGCCCCACTCGCCGATGAGCAGGTGCTCCCATGCGCCGAAGATGATTCCGTGCTCGGCACCGGACCCGAGCGTGCTCGAGAGCTGGTTCGACGCGAGTGCGCGGTATCCGTTCATTTCGCCTTCGAGAACGGTGCCGGTCCAGAGCGGCATGCCGTTCGTCGTGGCGAACACCTCGGTCTTCTTCGCGACACCACGGACGCGCGGCGTGGTGACGTAGCCCATGCGACCGATGTCGGCGTTGTCCGCCGCGATCTCGGTCTCCATGTCCACGACCTTCGCGTACGTGATCACACCGTTGAACGCGACCGCGTTCACGCCGGACTGGTTGTAGATGCCCGTCGGTTCGTTGCCGCCCGCCCCGTGTAGCGCGGCCAGGTCGAGACCGATCGCCGAAATCGCGGCCAGGTCAGAGCGGACGAGCTGCTCGGTGTTGATGACGGACTGTGCGAGCAGTCGGCGGGAGAACGAGGTGCGGCTGGTCCCGTCGTTCGGACGGAGCTCCACCGACCCGGTGACCAGGTCGCTCAGCGCGACGTTGGTTCCCGGGTTCTCCGCCCGCCACGTGAACGTTCCCGCCGCCGTCTGCTTCGGGAAGTCGACGTTGCCCTGCAGGCCCGGCAGGAACGTCGCGCCCATGCGCGTCGTCACCATCCGGTTGCGCAGCATGTCGATGAAGCTGCCAGCCTCGGTGAAGACGAGCTCGGCGCCGGACGTCGCACCGCCCGCCGTCAGCGTCGCGCCCGGACGCCGCGGGTCCTCGTAGCTGCGGTCGAACTGGCGGGCCGTGCGTGCGGCTGCGGCGTGGTACGGGTCCGGCAGCGCCCGCAGTCCCGTCGGGATGATGACGCTGTTGCCGCGGAGCTTGCGGCCGCCGCGCGACTCATAGCCGAGCGACTTCTGCGTCTCGAGCATGACCTCGCGCTCGAACTTCGCGTCGGACCAGTCGCCATCCGCCGCAGCGTTGATCGCACGGACCACGCTGAATTTCAGCTGGTCCTCGGCGGTCCAGTCGAGGAGCTGCTTCGGCGGCGGTGTGCGGAACGGCTGGCCGTCGGACTGCGCCTTGACCTTCAGGATCTCGGCACTGACCTGATCGACCGACAGGCCGGCGTCGATCCAGCCCTCGGCCTTGTCGGCCATGCTCCACTCCTGGCAGAGGGCCATGATGCCCTTCGCGCGCTGGCGCTCCGCGGCGGTCGCCTCGACTGCCGTGATTTTCGTGGCCCCACCCGGGGCCGCAGTGACCTGATCGGCCATGCTGGTCTCCTCGGCCGCGGGGGCCGTGTTGAGTTCGGGGGTAGGCTGATCGGGCACGGCCGCTACCCCCTCATCGGCCGCGTCGTCTTCGTCCTCGTCCTCAGTCTCCTGCTCGTCATCATTGAGCGGATCCGGCTCATTGTCGGGCATGTCGGCCGCGTCCGGATCGTCCTCGTCATCGATGTAGTCGCTGGCTCCCAGCGTGACGACCGGAACCGGCAGCACAGCGCGCTCGGCGACGATGCCGCGCGCTTCGATCTCGGCTGCGATCTCGATCGAGCGGGATTCGGGGATGGCCGCGGCGAGCTTGCGCGCTTCCTCGGTCGCGGCCTTCGCGCGGGCTTCGGCGAGTGCGTTCGGCTCGACGCCGAGCTCGGAGAGGACCTGCTCGAGCGTGGCGACGCGGTCGGCGAGGCCTGCGCCGACAGCGCGCTTCGCGGTCAGCACATCGCCCTGGCCATAGCCCTTCCGGACGGCGTCCGGCGTGGTGCGGCGGTTGCGCGCGACGGCCGCGACGAACTGGTCGTAGTAGTCGTCGACCATCGTCTGCATGCGCTCGCGGGCACCGTCCGGCAGCGGCTCCATGGAGTTCGCTTCGGCCTTGTGGAGGCCGGCCCGGATGATCGTGTTCCTGATGCCCATCGCCGCGTCCATCTCGCTGAACTCGGTGTGGACCCATAGCACGCCGATCGAACCGATCATGCCGGACGGGGTGATCACGATTTCATCGGCCGACGAGCCGATCCAGTACGCGGCGGACGCCATCAGCGAGTTCACGACGGCCACGATCTTCTTCTGGCCGCGGGCGGCGTAGATCTTCTCGGCGAGCTCCGGAACGCCGCTGACGTTGCCGCCCGGTGAGTCGACGTCGAGCACGATCGCGCGCACGTCCTGACTGTTGAGCGCGGCATCGATCTGGGCGCCGAGCTTTTCTGTCGACGTTCCGCCGCTGTACTCGGTCAGCATGTTCGCGCGCTGCGTGATCGAGCCGGTCACGGGGATCACGACGACGCCGCCGCGGGACTGCACCTTCCCGTTCCGGCTGCTCGATGTGAGAGCGCGTACTTCATCGGCCGAGAGCGATCCGCCTGCGGCGCGCAGCTCGAGGAAGGCGCAGATCTCTTCGAGCTTCGATTCCTGGATGGCCCATGCGGTCGAGCCGAAGGCGGACAGCAGCCGCCTCGGATTGTCGATCATCCGTGCCTCCCGTTGCCGTTGGGCTGGAGGTGCGCGAAGAGGCGGCTGTCCATGAGCCGGGCGCGCAGCGATTCGGGCAATTCGTCAAACGCTTCGCTGTCGGGCTCGGCGTTCTCGTTCGACGAATTGCTGGTCGAGGTGTCCGTCGAGAGCGTCACGCCGATCTCCGCCGCGAGTGCCTCCTCCATCGCCAGCTCGGTCAGGATCTCCTCGAAGTCGCGGCCCTGTTCGGCGGCGAGGCGCGTTCGGCTGTTCAGGCCCATGCGGATCTGCAGCGCGTTCGCCTTCGAATCCTTCTCCGGGTCGACCCACGGGAAGCCGCGCGGCAGGAACCGGTGACGGAGCCACCGGGCGCGATTGCGGTCGGGCAGTTGCAGCGCGCCCGAGAGCTGCGCGTACGCGAACCACGTCCGGTAGACCGGCGTGCAGAAGTGGGTGATGTCGTGCTGCTGGAGCCGGCGCCACGCGTCGCGCTCGTTCAGCAGGCCGGCGCGGATGGAGGAGAAGTTGACCTGCGTCAGATCGTTCGCCAACGATGCGTAGCTGACGTTCAGCCCGTTCGCGATGCCCCGGATCATCGCCTTGTGAAACTCGTTGTACGCGTCGTTCGGATGCTTGGGGTCGCGCTCCTGGTATTCCCAGCCGGGCGGCAGCGCGTGATACGACAGCGGCTCGACGTCGACCGAGTATTGCTGGTCGGCCTTCGGAGAGTTCGGGTCCTGCGCGCTCTCGGATGAGCGCGTGAAGAAGCCGCCCTGCGCCGCGGCGCCACGCATCCCGACGACTTCGGCCTCCTCGTAGCCGTGAATCATCCGCAGCTTGAACAGCGCCGGCGCAAACCACGGGACGCCCCGTGTCTGACCGGCGCGCAGCCGCTTGTAGTCGTGGATGATGAACTCGGCCGACTTGCGTTCGCGGGCGCGGCTCGTGAAGCCGCTCTCGGCCGGGTGGCGGTCGTAGAGCCAGTACGCGACCGGGCGGCCCCAGACGTCGATCTCGACGCCCATGCGAATCTCGTTCTGGCCGGTGCCTCGGTATTCGTTGTACTGCTCGTCGAGCTGGTCGGGATCGAGGATCTGGAGGGCGAAGCCGAACGCGCGGCCCGCCATCGGCACCATGCGGACCAGGTACTCACCGTCCTGGGCGCGGGTCCGCGTGTTCAGTGCGAGCACTTCGGCGAACGACATGCCACCGTCGACGGTGCAGTTCGCCGGTTCAGACCATTCGTGCCACGCATCCTCGATGCGCTGATTGATGCCGCGGTCAAGCATGTTGTCTGGCCGCTTGACCGTCGCCTGCAGCCGCATGCCGTGCTCGCCGATCTCCTGCTCCTCGAGGAGATGCAGGTATTTCGTCGCGAGCTCGTTGTTGCGAGCGAGCTCTCGCGAGCGGGCGCGGAGCTGGCGGAGATCGGCGCGCGTCTCCTGATCGGCCGACTGGATCGAGGCGAGCACCCAGTCCACCGTGAACCGATTCGAGACAGCGCCCTGGTAGGCACTGCTGCCGCCAGTGAACGCCGCGGGAGCGCCGAGCTCGGCTGCAGCGCGGAACGGGTTACGCATCGCGCTTCTCCGTCCGGCTCAGGCGGTCGAGGCCCTCGACGACAACGGCGCGGATCGGCTTGAGTCCGACGAGCACCAGCAGCACCAGGCCGGCGCTGAACCGCCACGTCACAGGGGACGTCAGGGAGGCAATCGCCGACGTCGTGAGGGCCCAACCGGCGAGCGCCAGACCAGCCGTCGACCACTCCCGGATCCATCCCTTGATCCGCTCCCCCTGAACCCGCTGGATCTGACGCTCGGCGACCTTGCGCGCGGGGCTAGACAAACTGCCCCCTGACACTCTGGAACAGTTTTCCGGTGCGCTGCTGGCGGATTTCCTCGCGCCAGTAGCCGAGCTGGCGATGCAGCGACTCCCGGTCCGATTGTCCGATGTCCTCTTCGCGGTCGCCCTGCTTCCAGCGCGATACGCCCTGCGTCGCACTTGTCGTCGACAGCGCGAGCAGCTCGGCCTCGATCTTCGCGACCATCTGCTCGGCGAACGTGCCGGACGGCGTGCCTTCGACGGGATCCGGCTCGACGGTGATGTAGCTGTCGTGGACGGCGAAGCGGTCGCCGGACGTCAGCTCGACGCGGCCGACGAGACGGTAGAGGCCGGGCGGGTAGTCCTTGGAGGAGTTGCCGGTATGGCGGAGCTCGAACTGGTCGGTCGCGCCAGCGGACGTTGTGAGAACGATCGCGGCGGTCGCGCCCTGGCGCAGGAAATACGTGAGCTCCCACCCGACGCTCGGGAGGTGGTCGCTCAGGTACCTGTCCCACTGCCAGCTCTCGCCGGCTACCAGCCGGGTCGGCTCGACCGTCGGGATCGTCTCATGCGGCACGCGCTACCGCCAACGTGAGAGGGGGCGCCCCCCATTCCCCCGACCCAAGCGGTCGAGAATCAGGGAGCGCCCCCTCTCACTGCGGAAGCGCAGAAGCCGCCCTCACGGCTACATCTTGCGCCTACACGTTATCCGTGAAGCTCTGTGTTGCGCAAGTGCCATCAGTAGCCATTGAGCCAGCGCGACGCCGAGGTGTCCAGGCGTGGCGGGCGTGCGTGCGAGGGCACGGCGTGCGCGTAGTCGGCAGCCCGGATCAGTACGACATGCTTGCAGCGGACACGCGGCCGCACCTCGTGCTGGCAGATGAAGTGCGTGACAACCTCATCCGGCGGCAGCTCCTCGGCGAACTGGCGCATCCGGGCCGTCGTGCGATGCGGAGTCTGACTGTGGCAGCCATCGCACTCGACCGGCAGCGCGAACCATTGCGTCATTCGATCCCCCCTCAGAATCGGTTGGCCCACGAACCGCCGACCGCCGCCGCGGCTTCGGGTTGCTCCAGCTTCGATGGCGGCTTCGACCATTCGTCTGCGCGGTTCTTGAGTTGAGATCTCACCGTCGGACCGAGCGTATGGAGCGCAGCAAGACCCAGAACGTACAGGTCAATCGCCTCGTTTCGTCGCTCGATCTGCACGAATTTCGCCCGGTAACGCCCCGCACTTCGCTTCTCTTCGCGCTTCTCTGCACGAAACTGCTGGATGAAGTTCGCATCCGCGCCCATGGGGAACGCGACGGGCAGATGGATGTAGCCGGGCGCCGCCAGGCCCGGCTCCGGCTGCTTCATCTTGAGTCGCTCGAACAGCGAACTCTTGAACGAGTCGACCTGCACGGTCCAGGGCATCACGCCGTACTTGTTCGGCCGCTCGGCGCGCGAAAGCACGTTCTTCGCGCGGGTATCGTAGCCCAGCATCGCCGACACGCCCTCGGACTCCTTGCCGCGGACGTACGGATAGACGACACCGGGGCCCTTGTGCCTGGCGTCGACGCCAACAGGCCAGATCAGGACCTCCCGCCCACTCTCGTGCAGCCATTTGCGCTGCCGGATCGCTTCGATCGTCGCGAACGTGCCGGCCGTCTCCGGGTCGCCGTAGATCCGCTCGTGATAGACGAGCCAGCCTTCCTCGCCTGCGCCCCACCCCCACACGGCCCCTTCGATCCAGTCCGCCTGAACGTCCACTGCCATCGCCAGGATCCCGACACCATGCGGCACGTCGATCTCGCGGCCCCCCTCTTCGATCGGGCGACGCCAGTTCTCCCGGCGCGACTCGAGGCGGCTCGTGGATATGTCTTCGTTCGACTCGGTGTAGACCTCGGCGAGAACCGTGTTCACGAAGCCGCGCCGTGCGACCGGATCCGGGTACACGGTGAGCCACTCGCCGACGAGCTTCGGCCACTCGGATCCGGCAAGCGTGACGGACAGCGCGGAGAAGTGGAAGCCGTATGAACGGGCGGACCCGTCTCGCACCGGTTCGCCGTCCTCCGTCAGATACTTTCCCTGCGGAATAACCGCGTGCTTCTCCTCGTCGTAGAACACGCAGCCGTTCACCGCACAGACGTAGTACGCCGTTTCCGGGTTGCCGCGCTCCCACTTGATGCCGTACGGCGTGTCGCGGTCGCCCCAACGGAGGACCTGGTACTCGCCGCACTGCGGGCATGGCACGTGGAAGCGGCCGCGACGTTGGGCCTGGTCGTACAGCTTCTTGATCCGCGAGCGCTCGTGTGTCGGCGTGGAGATCCAGAGGTACTGGCGATCGGGGGAGCGCTCCGCGCGGCGACGGGCCAGCGTGATCTGGTCACCCTCGCTGCCAGCCGACTCGGCCCATCCGTCGACGTCGTCGCCGGCGACGATGCGGACCGTGACCATTCGGAAGCCGCGGGCCGAATTCGATCCGACGAGACCGAGCCAGCCGCCGGGGAACTGCTTCTCGAGGATCGTGTTCGCGCCATCGCGAGACCGGGGATCGCTGACACGGCCGGCAAGCGGCGGCCGCTCGAGGATCGGTGCGAGTTTCTTCTTGGACCACTTCTCCGCCTCGTCAATTGACGGCAGGATCACGAGGATCGGGCAGGGATCCTGGTCGATGTGATAGCCGAGCACGGTGAGCAGCAGACCGTCCGTCGCACCGGCCTGCGTCGGCTTAACGACCGTTACTTCTTCGGTCTCGGGGTCCTCGAGTGCGTCGATGATATCGATCAGGTACGGCGTCCGGTCGAACCGTAGTGGGATCTTGCCCGACACGCCGACAAGACGGTTCTGTTCGCCCCATTCCCGCCGCGTGACCAACGGCTCGGGACGGAACCGGTCTGTCGCCTGGCGTTCAGCTTCGGCGACGCGACTTTCGAGTAGTGCGGCGTCGCTCACTCTTCCTCGGCTTCGGTTTCGTGCCGTTCGAGCCGGCCAACTCGTTCAGCAACTCGTTCACGAGGCGGCGCAGTCGTTGCTGCGCCTGCCTCGTCTTCACCTCGGGGAACGCCGGTGGCCAACGAGAGGGCAAACCTTTCAGCGTCGCGTTCCACGAGTCGACGAGGCGCGAAATCCGGTCGCGGTGCAGCTCGATCGGCATCAACGATCCTTCGAGCGCGGCGGCCTCCATTTCGGCTTTCCGAGCCAACGCATCCATGCGCCGGGTGCGGGCCTTTTCGTGCGCTTCCGTTGCCTCGTTCCGCGGCCTCGCGTTGATCTGGCTGCGGAGATAGTTCACGTACCAGCGAACGCACTCGATCTCGGGGAAGCGACCGCGCGCGGACTTCGGCAGGCCGTGCTCCTTCACGAGCTGGTGGACCCGCGGCGGCGTGAGGTCCAGCATCTCCGCCAGCTCGGTCGCCGTGACGGTGCGAGGTCGCTTCGGCATTCATCGGGTGTGGCTTAGTGAAGAGCCCATAAATCGATTCCCCGTCGCTACATAACTTTTGCTCGGGCTTCGCCTGCGCTACTGACCTGCGCCGGAAGGACCCGAAACTTTTTGCTGAACCTTTTTTCTGCCCGAAACCTTTTTTCTGCCCTCTACTGAGGACGATCTGTCGTATTGGCCTTCTTCGCTGTCCGCCGGCGTCGCTTGCGCGGCTTCTCGGGCTCCGGCTCGGGCGCGGTCTCCGCCGACGCCATTGCCTGCGCGACCTGGTGCCGCACGACGATCACCGACTCCTGCGGCTCGACGTTCTCGGGCGGCGGCGGCAGTGTCGAAGCGCCCGGTCCCCGCCACTTCATCCCGCGCCGGTCCTCGTGCGGGCTGCTCGTCGGGTGATAGTGGTCCGCGTCCAGGACGCAGCGGATCTTTCCTTGCGCTCTGCTGGCTGTGCACGTGCTCATTGATTCTCCTTGCGCGATGTGGAATATCCCGACGGGCGGCTCGGCGCTTGACGGGGCGCCGTGGACTATCCGTGCTTGGATCGCGAGCAGTTCCGCAGCAATCTGATCCCTGAACGCCAGCAACCGGGCATCCGAAGGTTCAAGCGGCTCACCGCCGCGTTGCCTTCGATGCGCCGCTTTCATCGCTTCGATCAGCTCAGGCCAGCCGTCGAGCTGCTTCATGTCGTCACTCTCCTTCCTCCACGATCGTCGTGAAGTCGTCCAATGGGATCGTTTGGTACATGCCCCGCGCCAAGCACGTCTGACACGTGATACGATCGTAGTCCACCGCAAGCGGCCACGCCTCGCCACACGCTGGACATATATCGGGCGTCGCGCCCTCCGTTGCGTTGCACTGTGAACATGGCTGCGCAAGCGGCACGTTGTGCGCACAGTGCTCGATGGCGTCTCGTGGGAGCGGCTCGGCGACCAGCAGCCATTCCCCCCGTCCGTTCGTCCATGACCAGATCGACCCGTCATCGAGCAACACCTCGTACCCGGTGCCGTCCTCGTATTCCCACGGCCGGAAAGCTACGGCTCTCATGCTCTCACTCTCTCCAGTAGCCATTCCCGCGTCGGCGCCCCGTGCACCTTCCGCGTCCAGCCGCTCATGCTGCGCACCCTGCCGTCGAAGTGGTGCACGACCTGCTTCCACTCCGTCTGGAACGTCGTCGCCCCGGCGAACCCTTTGGCCGGCTCATCGAAGTGGCCGCGATCCTCCATCGGTATCCCACAGAGCACAATCCGCGGGAAGCCCAGCTCCACGGCCACCTTCACGGCCAGCAGTCCGGACGTGCCGCGCCAGCGTGGCGTGATCCGGTCCACGTTCCATTGCGCCCAGTGCGGCAGGGCGCGATCCGACCAGCGGACGGCGTCGAGGTTGCCGCCCCGGATGCGGCGCTGGTCCATCCAACCGGGCATGCTGTCGGGCCGGCCCAGCCACCACTCCGGGTGCAATGTGACCCAGTGATCCACGTGGCCCGGGTAGTAGACGCCAGCCGCGTTCGTGGCGATGATCGCCGCAGGCAACTCCCCCGCCCATTCAAACGGCGGAATGCGATCGAGGCTCAGCGGAATTGTCGTCGTGTGATCGAAACGAAAGCTCTCGCCGGGTCGCGCGGCGATCGGCCCCCATTCGGCCAACACGACCAGCTTGCCGATGTCGAGCCACAGACAGTCCGCTCCGCCGAGCACCAGAGCGATCCCGTTCACGCTATCGCCTCCAGTCCGAGCCACTCAGGATCAGGCCGCCCGAGCCATTCCTCGGTCCGGCCGCTCATCGACGTCACCCGCCCACGCATCTCGCGCAGCTTCGCCGTCCAGTCCCGCCAGAACGTTGCGCATGCATGCCACGGCTCCGCATCGTCGAAGTGCGGCTGACTGTCCATCGGCACGCCGCACAGAACGATCTTCTCCGCGCCGAGCACGAACGCGACCGATACCGCCAGCAGTCCGCTTGTTCCCTTCCAGTGCGGCGCCACGAGGTCCGCGTTCTGTGCGTACGGCTGGCCCTCGCGCGTCCAGATCAGCGGCCGCGGCAACCGGGCCGGCCACTGCGCCAGGCTCGCCGGGATCTCGTCGGCGTGCATGCACACCCAGTGGTCCGTTCGGTCCGGGTAGCGCAACGCCGCGCGGTTGACCGCGAGCGTGACGCCACGCCACGGTCCGACCATCGCTTCGAGTGCGGCGAGGTCTTCGTCGAGGCACTTTGCGCCGCCGAGGATCAGGGCGCGGCCCCCCATCAACTGCATGACTGTTTTCGCCACTTCGAACCTTTCGATCTGCGCAATGGCAGCCCGGAACAGACGGTTCGCGTGAAGGTCGTGCGTTATGGCTGAATCCTCAACGCTCCGCTGCTTCACGCCACCCTCCGATGTTCGTGTACCCATTCCGCCGTCGGTTCCCCAAGCCGCTCCGCCGTCCAGCCCGAAAACGACCGCACCCGCCCGAGCAGCCGCGGCATCGCGCTCGTCCAGTTCTCCTGAAACCGCGTCTCGTCTCGCCAGTCGCGTCCGTTGTCGAAATGCCGACCCTCCATCGGTACGCCGCAGAGCACGACCTTCTCGGCGCCCACCGCGAACGCCGCGGCGACGGCCATGCCGCCCGAGCTGCCGATCCAGTTCGCGACGAACCGGTCGACGTGGTGCGGCTGCTTGTCGCCGTTGCGCCTGAATGACCAGCGCACGTAGTCCGTGTTTCCGCCGTTCTCGCGACGGCGCTTCTCCCATTTCGGGAAGCTGCCGGGGTGCAGCGTCGCCCAGTGATCGATCCGGCCGCGGTACGCATAGCCGGCGTTGTTGCAGACGATCACCGGGCCGGGCCACGGATCCGCGAGCGCTCGCGCCATCTCCAGGTCGTCCCAGAGCGACCAGCCACCGCCGAGCACCAGCGCGACGACACCGGGCACGGCCGGCACCTCGATCTCCTCGGGAACGATGGGTGATGCGAGCGGAGGCTGCTGGACGGGCCGAGCGCGGGCTGGCGGCTTCGCCCTCGAGTGCCACGTGAAACTCCCGTTGCGGCAGAGACCGCGATGGCCGGGCGCGAGAACGCAGGGTCGGCGCGGCGGGTCGATGCGGACGGTGCCGCAGCGGTAGTCACTCATGCCGCACTGCCGAGATCACCTTGATGTGGCGCTTCTCTGTCGGCGGCCAGTCACAGACGGTGCGGACGGTGTAGCCGAGCGAGCCGAAGAGCGCCCCGAACGCCTCGTACAGAGGGCCGGTATGCGTCTCCATGAGCCACGCCCGCGGCCGACGCAACAGGTCAGCAGGCACGGAAAGCAGGAATCGTTCGCACTTCTCGCAGTCGATTTTCGCTATGTCGGGGTCGGTCAGCCGTAGTGTGTCGGCCGCATTCTCCTCAGATAGCGGCGCGATCACCGTCACGCGAGCATCCTTCAGAGCCAGGGCGCGGAGCTTCTCCACCCACTCCTCGGTACGCTCGCTGACGAAGACGTGGCGCGCGCCGCGGCCGAGAAACCACTCGGCAGTCGTGCCGTAATCCGCGCCGATGTCGAGCACCACGGCATCACTGTAGTCGACGCTCCCGTACATCCGGGCATAGTCTCCGAATTCGCTCATCCGACGCCCGCCTCCCGGAGATTCCGCGCCATCGCTTCCGGCCACGTGTCGCGCTTGTAGCCGTGGCGGTTCCGGACGCCACAGTACGGGTCCCAGCAGGCGCCCATGTCGATCTGGGTGACGGCTGGGAACTCGGCGGCGAGCCGCCAGATCAGTGGCTTGGCGGGGTAACCGAGAGACCACGAAACGACGGCGCCGTCGCCGGCGGATTGTATCTGCTCCGCTATGGTGTCATACAACGAGTCGAGGCAGTTGAGTCCATGCTCGACGGGAACGAGCAGATATTCCTTCGCGCCGAGCACGTCGGTCGCGAACCATTCCCGGACTGGTACATCGAGATCGCACGACATGACCACAACCGAAGTCCGCTCGCGTAGTGCCCGCAGAAACGGCCCCAGCTCGCCCCGTACGTTAGCCGACGAGATGATCTCCTTGTGCACCCAGAGCACGTTGCGCTCGCACTTGCCGAAGTCCGGGTCGGTCAGGCGGTGCGGGTCGAGCTCCGGCACGTTGATCCCGTGCTCGCGCAACCACGCCTCAGCGGCCAGCCGCTTTTCGCTGCCGGGTCGGCCGGGGTTGTACCCGTGGAACGTCAGGCGCGGTTCGAGAAGTACTTGCGCGAGGATCTTGCCGACCTCGGGGTTGAAAGCGCGGCCGTCGGAGTTCGTGCCGACCTTGCCGACGATCGCCAGGAACTCGCCATCGCCGCCGATGTTTGCGTACGTGAACGGCGTGCCGTCCTCGACCAGCTTCGTCCAGTCCTCGATGGTCTGCGGGACGGGGATCATGTGGGCCTCGTCTGGATCAGGTTCATCAATTGTCGCTTCCGATTGCTTCGCGGGCTGGTCTGCCGCCGCTGCGCGCGGTTGTCGCGACTTGCGATCGTGTGCTCGATGATGCGCGGCTCGTCGTGAGGGTATGCCCAGGCCTTATCGAACACGTAACAGTACCGCCCGGGCAAATTCGCGATCCGGAGATCCTTTATGCACGTCGTCAGGAACCACAGATTCTTTTGACCGCCACCCTCAACGAGCCGCCGCTCGCGGAGCGTCGCATTCAACGCGATCCAGGTGTCGAGTAGGTGCCGGGCACCCTCCGTGTCGCCGAAGAACAGGGTCCCTGAGAGCAGCCGGTGCTGTCGGTTGCAACGCTGACCAGCGAGGCAGGCACATACATCGTTCTTTCTGTGGCCACCCGCTGGGCCCGCGAACCAATGGACGCCGAAGTCCATACCCTGCGCGCCCAAATTCTCGAAGTAGGCGTCGCACTTCGCGTGGACGAACGCGTCGACGTCTACATAGAGCATCGGTCCGCTCACGGCCTGCCGGGCCTCGCGGATCGCCTCCGGCTTGATCGCGGTGTTCGCGTACCAGTCGCCCGCGTCGGCGTATCCCTTGATGCGGTGGCGCATCCCGACGCGCTCGAGACTGGCTTGCAGCAGCCGCGCCTCGTGCTCATAGGGCGTGCCGAGCGAGTAGTACGCGACGACGATCATCCCGACAGCGCACAGTCGGGAGAGTGCCACTCAGACAATTCCCGCCTGCAGCAGCCGAGATACCAGTAGTTGTATTCCTGATCATCCCCGTTACGCTGTTCGCGAACTACGAACATGCTGCCGGGGTCGCAGATAATATCAAGCGTAGACTCGGATGCATGCCGCGAATCGTACGATTCGGCCCATTGGTAGAGTTGCTCGTCGATCGCTCTGCGCACTGCCTCGCGGCCGCTAGGGATCGCGGCTTGCACGGCGCACAGTAGGTCGACCTCGTGCGGCTCATGGACGAAGCGCGCGATATCCGCCTCTCGAAGCAAGATCGCGATGCGCTCCTGCTCCTGCGTAACCTCTCGCAGGTTCGCTGGCCGCGGGTCAACCGTGTACTCAGACGATGCTGCCATTGCAGATCTCCATGGTTCGCGTGAACACCCTCGCCGGATCGTCCCATGCATGCTTCACCAGCTCGATCGGTGACCCGGTGTGATTCGCTTCGTGGTACCGGTGCATCTTCACTGGCCAGTACTGCGGCTCCATCGGCCGGCCGTGCTCGTCGTTCACGGAGCCTGGAGCGACCAGCCCGTCGGCGTGCGTGATCATGAGCAGCGGGCGGCCGCAGAGCACAGCGAGATGCGCGAGGCCGGCATCGGTCGCGACGACGAGCTTGGCGGAGTGCATGGCCTCGATCGTCGCGTCGAGGTTGCGCTCGAACTCCCACGCACGGACGGCCGGAACCTCCTGCGACGAATCGGCCGCGCCGCCCGCGAACACATTCAGACCTTCGGCGTTCAGCCGCGCCGTCAGGTCCACCCAGTGCGGCCAGTTCTTCTCGGCGCCGTAGTTGCGCCAGCGCGGGCAGACGACGACGTCGCACGAGACGCCCTGCGGCCGGTGCGGCTGCGGCACGAATCGCTTCCGCGGCCAGCGGTCTGTCGGCTTCAGCAGCTCGGCGGCCGGGAATCGCCACCTGGCCACCGCCTCGAATACGGGCGTGCCATCATCCTTCGCGTAGTTGTTGCGGCGCCTGTCATCGTGCTGGCGGTCGACCTCGGTCCATTCGCGGGCCGACGGATACAGCGCCTGCTCGCCAGCCTCGATGTAGCAGACGTCCGGCTCGATTGCGTGCACGGCAGGGACGTGCCACCACAGTTTGAGCCCGAACTCGCCGCGAAACGGCAGGACGACATTCATGACCTTCATGACCGCCTCCGGTGTATCTGCTCGAGCGCATCGAGCAGCTGTCGTCGCTCCGCCGCCACGGCCTCGCGCACCGCCTCGTAGTCGTCCTCGGCCATCAGCGCACGTCGCCGATATGCCTCGCGGGCGTTCCCGCAGAGCTCGCAGGTGACGGCCTCGTCAACGTCGCGACAGTGCAGCGTCAGCCGCGCGCCGCAAACCGCCACCCGCTCCGGCGGGGAGATGACGTGAACGACGTTCATTTCATCCGCGAAGAAGTGCGAGGGCAGTTCCCGCGAGAGCGGATACCCCTGCTCGCGGAGCCACTCGCCGTGGACGTCCTCGATCGCGAGGATCTCCGAGGGGCCGAGATCGCGCCGCCAGTCCGACGCGGTGCGGTGCCCCGCATGTAACTGCGTGAGCGGGTCCACGCCACGCGACGGCTCGCGCAGCGCGTCGACGCACCGCACGACGTAGTGCGGGTCGGCGTCGCTGCCGATCGCCTCGAGGATGCTCCGTGTGGCGTCGACGGGATGTTCGACCGCCTGCTCGTAGCGCACGATCAGGTGCGCCGCGCCCTGCCAGGACAGCCATTCGCGGCGGAGCAGGTTGCTGAGCCACTCGACGATCCGGTCGCGGTCGCGCGGCACCATGCGCCTCCGGACCGCGGACGCGGCAACGGCGCGGAGGTCACGGATCGTCATGACGATCGCGCCCGCGTCCAGGAACCAGTGCTGCCAGCCGTGCGCTTTCACCACGTGTTTCGGCCGGCGGTTCTCGCGGTCGTAGCGGTCCTCGAAGGCCGCGTAGACGTCCTCGCCCAGCCCGATCCGGACCGTGTTGTAGAGCCACGTCGAGCCGGACCGGTGCAGGCCGCCGGAGATCACCGTGATCCGGTTCACGCGACCGCCTCCCATCGCTGGCGCAGCCAGTGCGTCGGTTCGAGTTCCGTCATCCGCGGCCGGCCGTGCATGCAGACGACACGGGCGTTCTCGGGCAGGCCGGTCCGGCAGTGCGCCTTGCTGCTCACGACGAGGCCCGGGTAGAGGTCCTGTAAGAAGTGGCCGCGGCCCATGAACCGCTTCGTGAACTCATCCGAACGGCGGCGGAAGGTTCGCATGTGAGCCTCGGGATCCTTCGTGAACTCGCGGTAGATGTCCGCCATCTCGTCACCGGTCCAGAGCATCATGCCCGAGCCGATCATGTTCTCGCGGTAGCGGAAGAAGTCACGCAGGAACGCTCGAGGCCCGGTGTAGCCGGTGAACGGCACCAGGTCACCGGTGATCACGGTGTCGAGGTCGAAGTAGATCACGAGATCGTCGAACAGGCCGGACGTGAACAACTCCTGTTTCGCCCACCAGCCTGGCCAGTCGTGACGAAGCAGCTCGACGCAGACTCCGCGATCTATTCCGCGCGGGTCGTCCGTGAGACAGACGAAGTCGTGGTCGACGGGAAGGTGACGCCGCACCCCGGCATACAGCCGGTTCGCCCATTCGGCGGTGTACATCCCGCCGCCGGTCCGAAGCACCGTGACGACCGTGATCACTCGCGGCCCTCCAACTCGCGCTCTGCCGTCAGCGCGGCGAGCTCGGCGCGGCACTCGGTCAGCTTCACATCGCTGAACGACAGCCCCACGATGGACCCGTCGCGAGCCACGAACGCCTTAGTGATCGCGTCCAGCAGCGCCGTCAGTGCCGGAGCGGCTCGGGCTGGACCAGCAGCCACAGATAAAGCATCGTCGCCAGCCCGCGTCTCATCAGACACACCGCCGGGCTTCCGTCGTAGTTCGCCATCGGCGCCAGCACGGTCCACGGGATGCCGTCCAACGTCACGATGTCGCCGGCTCGAAACATCGGCCACCTCCTTTCTGTGCTCGTCGATAACCGACGCGATGGCCGGGTGATCGTGGCCATAGCTGTGCTCAGTGCCGTCCTCGTAGTGGGCGACAACGCGCACCAGCGGTCCGCCGTAATCGCCGTGCGTCGGCACTCGCTCCCGATCTGCCTTCGCGGCTCGGGCTGGACGGTCGGCGTCTGTCGATCGGAGCGCGGCGGCGTAGTCGTACGCGATCCTCCGCATCGCGTCTTTACGTGTCGCGCCGATAGGCAACGAAACGCTACCCTCAGCAATCGCCTCGATCTCATCGGCCGTGTACGGATACGTCCACGGTTTCCGCTCCGCTCTCGCGGCGTTCTCGTTGCGGTCGCTCATGCCACCGCCCGGGCGTCCCGGTTCTCCAGCTTCCACCGCTCCTCCATGTCGTTCCGGTTGCGCGCGACCAGGTACGTCACGCCGGCGAGCACGCAGCACGCCTCGACCTCACGTTGCTCGATCGACTGCGTACCGATCGCGGACTTCACTTCGACCAGCCATATTCCCGAGCCTGCCTCCGGCTTCCAGATGATGAACACGTCCGGCGTGCCCTTCGTGACCCGGGTTTCGTCGCGATTCTGCTCCGTGTCGAGCACCTTCGAGGCGCCCTTCGACCAGGCCCACGCCATGATGTCCACACGCACCGCTGTTTCACTGCGCGGGTCGGAGGCCTCGGCCAGCCGGCCGCGGTGCAGCGGCTTGTGCGCGTCGCCGAGCTTGTCGGCTATCGCCAGCTTCACTCGCTCGAGCATGTGATCGCCAACCACGCCGGAATCGCGGAGCGCGACGAGCTGCGGCAGGTCCATCGCTTCGGGCTTCACGATTCCTCGCGGAATAGGCGGACGAGCTTGCGGACGAGCGGCGTGATCTGCTGGGCCGGGCCTCCCCACTCGACTTCGAGCTGGTAGATCCGAGCGTGCGAGCATCTGACAGCGTACGTCACAGCACGCTGCGACATGCCGCGCTCAATTCGCTTCAGCCGGATCCATTCACCAAACCGCTCTCCGTCAACCGTCACGACGCCATCCACCTTCTGCGGCCGGCCGTTCTTCGGGGCTCGCGTCGGCTTCGGCTTCGTCACCGGCTCCGTCCGCCGCAGATCGACCACCGGACTGCGCTCGACGGGTGGCCGCTTGTGGTGCTCGTCGCGGAAATACTGGCCAGACTTCACGGCCGCGTCCTC